GATAATGCTTCATATGATATAATATCATACAGTTGTAAGACCGAGCTGTGATAGGTAGAATATATCAGGTGTTTGCAAGTATGGATAAAATGTCATATAGTTTTTGAACGATAGGAGATGCAAAATTGAAAAAGATGCTAAGTACAGATGAACTTATCTGTCATATGAAAGAAAAGGGAATACAGTTCAATATAGTAGATGAATCAGCTGCAAAAGACTTTCTGACATACAATAATTATTATATGAAACTGGCTGCGTTTAGAACAAATTATGAAAAAGTGGACAATAAATATTTAAACCTCGAATTTGCATATCTTCAGGAGTTATCGACAATTGATATGAGGTTAAGATATATAATTATAAATATGTGTTTGGATATAGAACATTATATTAAAGTTACGTTATTAAACAAAGTAAAAGATAAAGAGGATGGCTATCAATTGGTCAGGAAATTCGTTACGAAAAATGAAAGGGTTTTAAGAAATATATACAGACATAAGGCAAGTGAGTATTCTCACGGATTGATTGAGAATTATTATCCCTTTTTTCCTATATGGGTGTTTGTAGAATTGATATCGTTTGGGGACTTGACATATTTATGCGAATTTTATAAAAAAATGTATGGTGAAGAAATCATTGACAATAAATTTATGAATCAAGTGCGGGATTTGAGAAACGCATCGGCTCATAGTAATTGTTTAACAAATAAATTGCAGGAAAAAATTACTGGTGCGCCAGATAAGAGAATTTTAGACTTTGTTAAACAACTTGATTGCGTAGGAAGATCATCTCTTTTAAATAACATGTCAAGGAGTTTTATGTATAATTTTGTGGTCCTTTTGTATGTATATGATAGAGCTGTTACTAGCGAGGGAGTAAAGAAAAATAGATATAGAGAACTAAATGAGTTGGTGAATGTTAGGATGCTGAAAAACAAGACATACTTTGAAAAAAATAATGTAATTAAAACGCAGTACAAATTCATAAAAAAAGTTGTTGACAAATTATAAAAAAATGCATATACTATTAGTATCATTGAAAAGCAGATCGCTTTTATAAGGAGTGTCCATAGCAATATGGCACTCCTTAATTTTCGTTTTTTTATTCTTCAAACTTATAATAAAAACTATACTCATCCTTCTCCTTATCATATTCCATATAGTCTAAAATAGATGCAAGTGCGGTATGCTTTTCCAACGTACTGAGCGTATTGTCCTTTAGTTTCAAGATGATTTCTCTAATGTCCACGTGGAACTCCTCGGTTGTCGTGATAACGGCAGCAGTTTCAAGTGTCGCAAGTTTTTCCTTGATGGACTTTACTTCGGCATCTATCAGTTCTCGGTTTTCCCGGTATTCCTCTTTGGTATCGATACCGTCAAGGTATGCTTCTTTTGCACGTTGTTTCCGGATGGCAAGTTTATCAAGCAACTGTTCATATTGTGCAGCATCGTTACCAGACGGTTCTTCGACCTTTTCCACTGTATAGGTAATGTTGCTGTGGCCGTGGTCGACAAACTCCTGCAGGGAATTTAGCAAAGCCTCCTCTGTTTTTGGTGCGCTTGCATTTACGTTTTCGGGGTGGATGCCTTTGGCGTACTTCCAGCAGCAAAAGTAAGGATAGGCACGGGGTAATTTCTTGCTGATACCTCTTTGGTAGCACATGGACGCTCCGCAGATTGGGCACCGAAATAATCCACCGGATAAATAATGCGGTAAAAGGGTTTTGCTTCGTCTGCGTCCGGTAGAACCGGGTGTGTATTTTTTTATCCGTTTGCATATGATCTCCCATTCTTCGTTGGTGCAGAGCGGTTCGTGCTGGCCATCTGATATAATGACATCCTCGGGTGAATTTTCGTAATATCCACCGTGGCTTGAACGGTTCCAGCGGATTTTCCCGATGTAAAATGGGTTCCTTAAAATATAAATGACAACTCGTGCTTCAAAACGATTCCCCTGACGGGTGCGGTAGCCTTGGTCGTTAAGCGTACGTGCTATCGTTGTAGGATTGTATTCGTCCAGGATAAAATACTTTTTGATAAGACGATATATCTTTGCTTCTGGTTCGTATATTACGGGAACGGTATCGCCCTTTTCACGCCGGTACCCTAGAGGCGGAGCACTTTGGTAGCCTCCCTTTTTTGCTTTTTCCTTCATGCCACGCTTTACTTCTCCAGACAATCGAATCGAGTAGTATTCATCCATCCATTCGATGATGCGCTCAATTAAGGGTGCAAATGGTCCATCTGGCAAAGGCTCACTGATTGATACTACCTGCACATTGTTTTTCCGGAGGAGCGATTTGTAAACAATACTTTCTTCTTGGTTTCTGGCAAATCGAGAGAACTTCCATGCAAGGATGTAGTCCGGATGATCCTTTTCTTTTGCGAGGGCAATCATATTCTGAAAGGCGGTTCGGTTTTCTGCTTTCTTTCCGGAAATTCCGTTGTCTTGAAACCATTGTGTAATCAGAATATTGTGCTGCTTCGCCCACTTTTGGAGTTCGTGTTTTTGTGCTTCCGGGGAAATTTCTTCCTGCATGTGAGTAGAAACTCGTATGTATCCGAACGCTGTTTTCAAAGATTCATTTTGGTTCATAGAATCACCCTTTCTTAAAAAAGGGTATAAAAATACCCTGGTATTTGCAATTTACTACCAGAGCTGATATAATATGATTGCTTTTGTGGTTATATCAGCAATGGTATATCCATTTCCCTCCTGTTGGCGCAGGGGGGATTTTTTTGTTGTATGAAATAGTTTATGCTACGGGCTGCATACCATGCAAGGGCGTAGATTCCGACTAAGAGCTTCGGATAATGGTACCTCGCTGAAACTGCCACGTCCATGCGCATATTTATGATAACACTCGCCGGTAGGAGTAACAAAAACTGTTTTTTCTTGTGGCGTAGGAGAAACATAAGGTGTTGCCGTTAAATATTCTGTGGGAGTTGGTGAATTCGATTCCACAGTATATTTAGAGGTATTATCTGGAGTTGGGGTTAATAAAGAATTTCCAAATCCAAAACACATTATTAGTATAAATATAACTATAAAAACAGGTCGTAAGTATATGCTGAAAAACTCAGAAAAGAAGTTAGGATATTCTTCTTTTCTTGAATTATGAACACTTTCCTTGTATTTATCAAAAAGTGATTGTGGTTCTTTATTGTCATTATCCATAGTAAAACCTCCCGATTATATTTCTTTGTAGCATACTTAATAAAGTATAAGTTACTGAAATAAGATGCTAGTTACAAAAAGTGTGAAAATCAAAGAAATGACAATTCCACCTATTGTTTTAGACAACCTAGAACGATTAAGTTTAAAATGTTCATGGAGTCTATGAATGTATTCCTTGTATAACATGGTGACACAATAATCTTCATGGCAAAAGTCATATTCATTGTAGGAAAGCGGATTGTTAATCAGTTGCCTATATATTTCTGGTAAGTAATCATATAATTCATCATAACGATGTGAGGAACGTAAATGGTCTGTTATTACATCGGCAATAATGAGTATGAAAATAGTAACAATGATAACACCAATTACTAGTATAACGCGACAAAATGCACTAATTGAGTCTAAGTGTTTTATTGAAAAATTGGGCAATCCGGTTAAAACAAGGAAACAGAAAAACCAGGGAAGTCCTCTTACATTATTTATAAATTCAGTTTGCGAATTTAGTTCATCGTGTAAGGCTTCAACACAACCAGTTAATTTTGAAAAATAATTAAGTCCCTTAAGTTGGTCATAGGTACAAGCCCCATTATGATATGTACCCTTACTTGAAAGTGATTCAGGAAGTGATAATTCGGAAAGCGATTTGGGGTTTTCACAGTTGCCTTGAAAATACAACAAAGCAATGAAGAAAACAAAAATTTCACTTATACCAATTATAGTCAAAAATATAAACATAATAAATCACCTTTCTTGTAGTTTAGCGTTTCTGTTTACCTTTAATTATTATATCACCTCATATGAGCGTAAACCTCAATCATATCGGCGGAAGCACAATTATCAAAATCGTGTTCTTCAATATGTTGTAGTGCATGAGCATAGGCTTCTAGATGTGTCTCGTGCGAATGGTTTACATTCAATACGATAGTATAAGACATATCTGGATTCATAGTAACAAATTCTTTGATATGATTTGGCAGTTTTAAGAAAAGTACCTGCACATCGTCCCGCATTTTAATAATATCATCTCCCATTATTTTCTAAACTTATCTAACATTTTTGCAACAAATTCGATATCCTCTTTACTAATATTGCGTGAAGCGTCAAACAAAACTTTGTATTCAGGATTTTTGTGAAGAAAGTCAGCAGCTTCTCTTGCGTCTTCGTCGAGGTAGTAGGTTGGCTGCTTTTCGTCTTCATGATTTTCAACAAGATCGGATTTTGAAATGCCAAAATAGTTTGCCATTAGTTCTATTTTATCAATTCTAGGATATGTTTTTGCATTAACCCAATCACAAAAAGTCGTATATTTTACGCCAAGTGCTTTACACATATCTGAACGAGATTTATTGTAACGTGTCATGTAGTATTTTATATTTCTTGACATAATCTCCTTATTACCCAATTCTGTCATAGTAATCACCTCACTAATATAAAATTATCCAGGACTCCTCCCGCTGCGCGGGTCCCTCCTCATAATAAAATGTATGGTAATTATACGATATAACCGTAATAAAATCAAGTATTATGTAAAAAAATACGGTAAAATCATTTGACATCAGGTAATTAGTCATATATACTTTAAAATGATGAAGGGAGATTGAAATTATGACAAAATCATTTATTAATGGGGTAATGACTGTTGTTTTGGTATTATTTTCAATAGTAAAAGGTCTTTTACCAATAATTACGGTCTTTGACTATTTCATTGATTCTATAGTTTTATTTGGAGTAGTAGTTGTTGTTTATTATATATTGTCTGAGATGTTCCCGGTTATATTTGGAACAATAGGGTTAGTGTTATGGATTGATGGTGCGGTTATTTGTGTTATGAATTATAATTTGTGGTACAATATTGTATATTTTTTGTTTTTTGTATTGACGGCATATCAGTTTGTTAATGCTTTGCGACAACGTGATTAAAAAAAGACAATTGTAAACGAGTATTATAGGTAAGCAGGCCTTGTGGGTCTGTTTTTTTTGTAAAAAAATGAAAAAATTACGGATAAACCGTTGACAATACGGTTTATCCGTAGTATAGTAAACGCAAGGAGGTGATAAAAGATGGAAGAAATGATGTCAAAATACACTTTGAAAACAGCAAGAGAATTAAATGGTTTAAAACAGAAAGATGCGGCAAAGTTGCTTGGAATAAGCGTAGATACATTAAGAAATTATGAAAGAGGAAAATCATATCCAGATATTCCTATATTAAAGAAAATTGAAAAATTGTACAAACTTCCGTATTCAAGAATTATTTTTTTGCCATTAGATTACGACAAAACCGTAAATATTATATAACTATTATTGCGCGGTAAGAAAGGAGACTCCAATGAAAAGAAAATCGAATGAAAGAGAAATAAAAATACCAGTAAATACCATGGCAGATGAAGTGATAAGTCATTTAGGATTTGTGCGAACTTCAAAAAGAGTAATGCCTGAGCCAACAAAAGAGGAAGCAGACAAAATGGCAGAGGTGCTACATTGGTTCTATCGAAATCACAGGGAGGAGATAGATATAATGGTAAGGATGCAAACGGCAAAAGAGAATAAAAGGGATATGGTTCTGGCAGTAGTTGTTTTGGGACTTATATGTGTTGCAATCATTGCGTTAGCTATATATCTTAGATTTTTTATATAAGTTTCCCAAAACAACAGAGGTAATACTCTAGGGTCCAAAATAAAGAAGCCTGCTGCAGTTCGTGAATATGGCTGAGTACCATCTGCATTTCGTTGGACCCTAAAGTATTACCTCGGCAGAACGATGATAACACAAAATAAATAAGAAGCATACATTAAATTGAGGTGATGAGGTCAATGAAAATAAATAATTATGTGAAAATCCGTGGTGCTTATGTGCCTGCATCGAGCCTTACGAAAGAGGAGTGGCTGGAAGTATCCGGTACCATATTGGACCGTTTCGCCGGGAAACTGGGATATAAACGGGAGGAAAAGCTCTGTGTAAAAGGTTAGACAACACTTTACTATGTGGTACCGGAAGATTATACGGAAAGGAGGGACAAGCATGAGAAAACGCACAAAAGAAAATGTATTATGTGTCACCGCAATTATTTGTTTGCTGGTATGCATAATTACGGCAAGAGCAGTAAGCAGCTTTCACGTGCAGGAAATGGTTTTATTTTCAGTAAGTGCCGTATATTTGGCGGTATTTATTGGAGTAAATAGAAAAAAGGTGCTGAAATAAAGCACAGAAAGGCAGGAGAGAACATGACTTTTCCAAAACATATTATGACAACGGCGGAACTTGCTAGGATGGGTTTCCCATCAAAGACACTGAATGCAATTGCAAAAGAGCCGGAACAGAATATCGCATTTCGTCTTAGACCGGACGGAAACGTCTTTTGGGACACAGAAAAATTGCAGAAGCGAATCGAAGATAATATGGTTCGCAACTAAGAGAGGAGGTAATAGGTAATGGATATGATGAAATTAAAAATGTCACCAACGCAGATAAACTGCAGTTAGTGACATAAGAAAAAACACAGTAATAGTATACCATTGATAGACCATTCGGTCAAGAAAGGAATTGAGAGTATGGAATTAAGAATTAAATCAATGTCGTTCCCGGAAGCAATTGAGTTTAACTTTGAGCAGTTGAAGCAGGAATTGACAGACAAAGCAGAACAGTATAAGGGTCTCGTTTACACAGATGATCAGGTGCAGGATGCAAAGAAGGATGTTGCAGCCTTGCGTAAATTCACGAAAGCACTTTCGGATGAAAGAATCAAGGTGAAGAAAGAGTGCATGAAACCATATGAAGAGTTTGAAGCAAAAATCAAGGAACTGTCGGCGATTGTGAATGAACCGATTGCGCTGATTGATTCACAGCTGAAAGAGTATGAAATGCAGAAAAAGCAGGAGAAGTTATCGGTAATTTTTACATACTGGGATGAATGTGAACATCCGGAAGAATTGACTTTTGAATCTATCTATGATGAGAAATGGCTGAATGCTTCTGTATCTATGAAAAAGGTTCAGAATGCAATTACTGAAGCGATTCAGCAGTTTAGCAGAGATATGGCAACGCTTGCTACCTTGCCAGAATACAGTTTTGAAGCACGTCAGATGTATATTTCCACGCATGATGTTACAAGCGCACTGAATGAGGCTAACAGACTCTCTGAAATGGCAAAGAAAAAAGCGGAGGCGAAAGCAAAGGAAGAAGAGAGGAAAAAGGAAGAAGTCAAGCCGGTAGAAGAATTTGTTACCCCGGCAGCATCGGTTGACGAAGAACCGGAAGAGGCTTTTATTCCATCATTTGAAGAAGTGACAAAGTCCTCATGGATTAATTTCAAAGCAAATATGACAAAGAAGCAGGTGGAGGAACTGTGCAGGTTCTTTGATGAAAAACATATTCCATATACGCTGCAATAGAGAGGAGAAGTGATTGTATGTACCGAGTAATAATTGAGGTTGAATATTTGAAAACGGCATTTGATTTTGTGGAAGCAGAAAGCGCCGTTGCTTTTATGAAGACAGCTATTCAATCGCATAATGAATCAGCGAGTAAAGATGCTTTTGAAATTTGGATGAAGTACATTGAGGAAGAGGAGGGTGCAGAGACATGAGTTTAAGTGAAAAACTTAGCCGGATTCAGACCACCCTTAAGGCTCCCAAAAATCTGTATAACAAATTTGGAAAGTACAAATACAGAAATGCGGAGGGCATTTGTGAGGCGGTAAAACCTTATCTGGAACAGAATAAATGTTATATGGTGTTGAAAGATGACATGTTAGAGCTTGGCGGAAGATTCTATATCCGAGCGACTGCGACTTTGTATGATACGGAATCGGATGACTGTATAAAGGCTACTGCATTTGCGAGAGAGGCTGAATCGAAAAAAGGAATGGATGAAAGCCAGATAACAGGGGCGGCATCCAGCTATGCAAGAAAGTATGCGCTGAATGGTTTGTTTCTTCTGGATGATACCAAAGATGCAGATTCCAATGAGTATTCCGAACAAGGAAAAGAAAATACGGATGAAAATAAGGAAGCGGAACAAAGGCAGGTTGAACTGTCGAAGATTTCAGAGATTAAGGTGAAATCACTGGAAGAAAGGTGCAGGAAAGAGGGCATTGAATTGTCCAAACTTATGCGGCTTTATAAGGTTAGTTCCCTCAGTGATCTAAGTGAATTGCAGTTTCGGAATATCAATGATCACTGGGAAGATATAAAGAAGGTGTGACATGGAATTTACAGGCAAAGTTAAGGATATCAGCATGGACTGGCAGACCGGACAGGCACAGATTACATTTACCATCAATGAGAAGTCTGCACTTGCTTCTGTTGATTCCATAAAAAACTGTGAAAAGCTGACCGTAAAAGCAAAGAAATACCGGCAGAAAAGAAGTCTTGATTCCAATGCTTACGCATGGGTTCTCATGCAGAAAATAGCGGAGGCTACCGGCTCAGATAAGTGGTCCATATATCTTATCTGTCTTAAGAGATTCAGCAAGGCGTTTACCCATGTAATTGTGAAGCCTGAAGCGGTTGACGCAATGAAAGAGTTATATAGGACGTGTGTTGACCTTGGTGAGATAAGCGTAAACGGCACGACGGGACATCAGTTGCAGGTTTACTTTGGAAGCAGCACCTTTGATTCAAAGGAGATGTCTGTATTTATTGATGGAATTGTTAGCGAATGCAAGGAATTGGGGATAGAAACATTATCCCCGATGGAACTGGAAAGGATGAACGCAGAGTGGCAGCGAAGAAGTCAGTTGTAATTGAGGATATGGAACACTGTTTTGTATGTGGCAGTTCCAAGGTGCAGGTACATCATATCTTTTTCGGTACCGCAAACCGGAGGATATCGGATAACTATGGATATGTTGCTCCGTTATGTGTCACACATCATACAGGAGACGCTGGCGTTCATTTTAACAAGGATTTTGACCTATACCTAAAGAAACTAGCACAGGCTCATTTCGAATCACAAATAGGTACCAGAGAGGATTTTAGAAAGGTATTTGGTAAGTCGTGGTTATGAAATAAAAAGAACTGTAGGAAACAATCAACCAATGTCCATAGTGCATGTTGAGAATATCACGGAGAATAAAACAGACTGCTTTCTTGACAGTTCTTAGCAGTCGGAAAGGAGAAAGCCAAATGTCCTATATCAAGATAGACAGAAAGATACTTGACTGGGAATGGTATCGCAATCTGAATACCTGCAGACTCTTTTTTCATCTTCTTTTGAAAGCCAATTGGAAGGATGGCAGGTTTGAGGGAAAAGAGATACCAAAAGGCTCATTTGTGTCATCGGTGGCGAGGCTTGCTGAAGAGACGGATATGACGCCCAGAGAGATACGAACTGGGTTAGATCATTTGAAGTCTACGGGCGAAGTGACAATCAAAAGTTACTCAAAATATAGCGTATTTACGGTAACAAACTACCATTGTTATCAAGATTGTGACAAGCAAGCGACAAACAGTCGACAAACAAATGACAAACAAACGACAAGCAAGCGACAAACGAACGACAAACGAACGACAACAATAGAAGAAAAGAAAGAAATAAAAGAAGGGAAGAATAATAAAATAGTTCAAAATGTCGTCACGCATTTGAATGTGGCAGCCGGAACAAGATACCGGTATCAGACCGAGAGTACAAAGCGTGTTATAACTGCAAGGCTGTCGGATGGATATACAGAAAAGGATTTGCTGACTGTGATTGACAAAAAGACGGAAGAATGGAAGGGGACGGATATGGAGAAGTTTTTAAGACCGCAGACTCTTTTTGGCGGTAAGTTTGAAAATTATCTGAACCAGCCAAGAGCGTCAGGCAAAAAGGAGAACAAAAACTCATTTAATCATTTTCCGCAGAGGGAAAGAAGCACAGCGGAAATGTCAGCACTGGAAAAAACCATGCTGCACAGAAACATTCGAGAAATCCATGCGGTGGATTAAGGAGGGAGAAGGTATAGGTGAAAGCAATTGAGTATTTAAGGCAGATTAAAAGACTGGATAATTTGATTCATTCCAAGATGGAGGAGGTGGAACGGCTTCGCTGTATGGCTGCAAAAGTAACGGCATCCTCAGATGGTGAGAGGGTGAAATCTTCCGGCAGTCAACAGAAAATGGCGGATACTGTGGACAAGATTTTGGATTTGCAGGAGGAAATCAAAGAAGATATTGACCGGTTTGTCACGATGAAACGAAATGTGATGCAGGTAATTGACTGTATGGAGAATGCGGATTATATCAACCTGCTGTATTGCAGATATTTTCAATACATGACATGGGAAGCCATCGCCTGCAGGATGGGTTATACATACAAGTGGGTATGTACACTGCACGGAAGGGCATTGAATCAGATGGACGCCATATTGGATGACAGAGCCTGACATAGCCGGTTACAAGAAAGGAGAATGTGAAACATGAGGAAATTGATTGAGGACACAAAGCAAGCAATTACGGAGTTGATTGACCAGCTGTATTTAGAGTCTAAGCACAGTACCTATTGTGCTATGGTGGTTGAAATGCATAGTACCGGTCATACAACAAAAGAGATTTCGGAGCAGTTAGAAATTTCAGAAAATCAAGTAGCCGAGATGTTGCAGGCGGGAAGCGTGTCAAGAATCAATCGTGTAGGAGGGTACCGATGAAACGATGTAAAATCGAGTATTATATTCCGGTTGGTGCTGAAAATGCAGTGACAAGAAAGGAATTATGCCGGGTGGTCGGTGTAGGTGACAGAACCATGCGGAGCATGATAGCCGATGCCAGAAGGCGGGTATGTATTTGCAATTCGCAGGATGGCGCAGGTTATTATCTGCCAAGCAGTGTGAATCAGGCAAAAGCATTTTACGCACAAGAGAGAAAGCGTGCAGACAGTATTATAAAAAGCCTGCGTGGAACATCTAAGTTTATTAAAAACAGCGAATCAAAGCAGAGAGAAGAAATGAATGGACAAAATATGCTGAGGCTGTAAAAAGAAAGGAGTAAGAGGTTTGCTGGCCAGCGGAAAAGACGTCTTTACTCCGTGAACGAAATGACTTATAACGAGTTTTTGAAATCAAAGATTGAAATAGCAAAGGATTCCGGGTTTGAGATAAATCCGGAGGAAATTAATCAGGCGCTTAAACCACATCAGAGGGATGCGGTTGTGTGGGCGCTCAGAGGTGGAAAACGAGCCTTGTTTGAATCGTTTGGTTTAGGTAAGACAATACAGGAAATTGAGTTTTGCTATCAGGCGACAAAAAATAAGGGCGGTAAGGCGTTGATTGTGTTACCGCTTGGTGTAAAGCAGGAGTTTACACGAGACGCTGTAGAGGTGTTAGGCTACGAAGCACCGGTATATGTCCGGACAATGAAAGAAGTGGAAGCAGCAGACGGACAGATTTTATTGACCAATTATGAAAGAGTTCGTGATGGGGATATCCGGCCGGATTATTTTATGGCTACTGCACTGGATGAAGCGAGTGTTTTGCGAAGTTTTGGCAGTAAAACATACCAGACATTTTTGGATAAGTTCAAAAACGTGCCTTATAAACTGGTTGCGACGGCTACACCATCGCCGAACCGATACAAAGAACTGATTCATTATGCCGGCTATCTGGAGGTGATGGACACCGGACAGGCATTGACAAGGTTTTTTCAGAGAGACAGCACAAAAGCCAATCATTTGACGCTTTATCCCAATATGGAAGATGAGTTTTGGCTGTGGGTTAGCAGCTGGGCGTTGTTTGTAACGATGCCGTCAGATTTGTCACCGGAGTATTCAGATGATGGATATGTTCTTCCACCGTTAGAGATACGGTGGCATGAATTAAAGAACGACGGGAAAGAGGTGGAGGATAAAGATGGTCAGTTTTTACTTTTCCGTGAAGCGGGTACCGGCTTGAAAGATGCTGCTGCCATTAAGAGAGAAAGCGTGGAACGCCGTGTTGAGAAGATGAAGCAGATAGTGGAAGCGGCACCGGAGGAGCATTTTCTTCTGTGGCACGATTTGGAAGCGGAACGCAAGGCAATCAAAAAGGCGTTACCGGAGACGGTCGATATATACGGCTCAATGGATTATGACCTTCGTGAAAAACGGGTGCTTGATTTTTCAAACGGAAAGACCCGGTTGTTTGCAACAAAGAAATCATTGTCAGGTTCCGGATGTAACTTTCAACGGTATTGTCACCGGGAGATTTTTCTTGGTATTGATTATGAATTTAATGATTTTATTCAGGCAGTGCACCGCTGCTACCGCTTTTTGCAAAAGGAGCCGGTCATCCTAGATATTATTTACATGGATAATGAGCAGAAGATTAAGGATGAGCTGATGGCAAAGTGGAAGAACCATAACCACATGGTGGAAAAGATGATTGCAATTGTGAAAAAGTATGGGCTTTCGCAGGCAGGGAAAGCGCATGGATTAGAGAGAAAGATGGGTGTTGAACCAGTGGAAGTAAAAGGAAAATATTATAAGGCAGTTCATGATGACTGCGTAGAGTACACAAGACGGATGGAAGATAACAGTGTGGATTTGATACATACTTCTATTCCCTTTGGAAATCATTACGAGTATTCAGCGAACTATAATGATTTTGGACACAATCAGAATACAGAACGTTTTTTTGAGCAGATGGATTTTCTTACGCCGGAACTGCTTCGGGTGTTGAGACCGGGAAGAGTGGCAGCAATCCACGTGAAAGACCGGGTGTTGTTTGGAAACGCAACGGGAACCGGAATGCCGACAATTGAACCATTTCATGCGTTGTGTATTGAACACTATATGAAACATGGTTTTCAGTATTTTGGCATGATTACGGTTGTTACTGACGTGGTACGTGAAAATAATCAGACGTATCGTCTTGGCTGGACAGAGCAGTGTAAGGATGGTTCTAAAATGGGCGTTGGATGCCCGGAATATATTCTGCTTTTCCGCAAACTGCCATCGGATCGGTCGAATGCGTACGCAGATGTGCCGGTATCCAAAAGTAAAGAAGATTATACCAGGGCGCAGTGGCAGATTGATGCGCATGGGTACTGGAGAAGTTCCGGTGACAGGCTTGTGAGCAAAGAGGAATTAAAGAATGTTTCAGTAGATAATTTGCAGGCAGTATATCGTAAGTACAGCAGAGAAAACGTATACGATTATACGGAACATGTAAAGTTGGCAAAGGAGTTAGATGCGGATGGTAAACTGCCGGCCGTATTCATGGTTGTTGCTCCCGGTTCATGGAACGATTTAGAGGTATGGGATGATATTAACCGTATGAGAACATTAAATACAACGCAGTCCCGTAGACGCCAGCAGATGCATGTGTGTCCATTACAGTTAGATATCGTGGAGCGAATCATTAACCGTTATTCCAACAAGGGAGATTTAGTGTATGACCCATTTGGTGGACTCATGACGGTACCAATGATGGCGGTGAAGATGGAACGAACCGGAATGGGGTGCGAATTAAATCCGGATTATTTCCGGGATGGAGTTGGTTATTTAGAAGAGGAAGAATCGAAACGAACGGCACCAACGTTATTTGATTTCTTTCCGGAAGTGCTTGAGAAATAGGAGGATGAGACAATGCAGAACAGAAAAGAAATTGTAATGATAAACGTAAGTAACATTTACCCACATCCGGATAATCCGAGAAAAGATGTCGGGGATGTAACGGAACTTGCAGAATCGATCAAGAAGCAGGGCGTTATGCAGAACTTGACCGTAATTCCTCTGCCGGCCTTGACAGAAGAACCGGAGGAACAGCCGGATGCGGATACAGAATCTTTGTCCAGTGATTTTCATGTAATAATCGGACATAGACGATTGGCAGCAGCCAAACTGGCAGGTATAGAGACGGTCCCTTGCAAGATTGTTAGTAAGATATCCAAAAAAGAGCAGGTTTCTATCATGCTGGAAGAAAATATGCAGCGTGAAGACCTGACGGTCTGGGAGCAGGCGCAGGGATTTCAGATGATGCTCGATTTAGGCGAAACGGAGGATACGATTGCAGATAAAACTGGTTTTAGCAAAACAACAATTAAACATCGATTGAACATTGCTAAACTAGACCAGGACGAGCTGAAAAATAAAGAGCAGGATAAGGATTTTCAATTGTCCCTGAAAGACCTCTATGAACTGGAACGTATTAAGGATGTGGAAGAACGGAATAAGATTCTCCGTGAAGCTACGGACAATCGCAATTTAGTTGCCAAAGTTCAGTCGTACATACGAGAAAAAGAGAGACAGAAGAAAACGGATGCCATAGTTAAAATGCTTAAAGAACTGGGCGTGGTTGAGGCTCCTAAACAGTATGCAATGGAACAATACGGAAACAAATGGGAGAAGGTAAAGAGTTTCCAAATAAATGACGAGGTACCGGAGAGTATCCGGTTAAAAAATAAGAAGGATGAAAAACTTTATTATTATATTAATTGGAGAGAGATTGATGTCGTTAGGAAGAAAAAGGCAGTCAAGAAAAAACTGACACCGGCAGAACAGAAGGAAAAGGAACAAAAAGCAAATAAGAAATATATCAAAGACGTTCTGAAAAAGTTAGATGAACGCCGCAGGCTTTTTGTGATGGATATTGTTGAGGGAAGAATTGCTCCGGTAAAGGATGAGGAAAAGGTGAAGGATGCATTGTGGAGTGCACTTGTGTTGAATCAGTCGTTTCTTTATCCGTCACGGCTTAGCTACTTCTTTGCCGGGAAACCGCTTTATGAATGTACAGAGGAGGAAAGAAAGGAAGTATCTGAAAAAGTGACTAAATTGACCATACTCCATCAGATGTTAGTGCTGCTCAATGCAGCAATGGATGGAACAGAGTTGGTTAAATATGACGGAACCTATAAAAAAGAAAATGGTCAGGGGCTTATGGATGGCTATAAGGTACTTCGGTTGTATGGCTGGTCGTTTGAGGACGAGGAGGAAGAAAAGGTGGTTGACGGAAGTCACGAGTTTTATGAGGAGGGATAAAGAATCCCTCCTGCCAAAATGAACAGGAGGGAAATATTATGTATGCATTAGAGCCATGCATCAAGTATCGTGAAACATTTTTCCAATGTATCATGATATGCGTTTGGAACTAAAGAATTTAGTACCTGAAATAGTAATAAAATAACTTTAACAACGCATTTGAAAACACTGCTAATGCAAAGTTTTAAGATTGCTTTATATGCAAAATATTTTATTTTGCAATAAAGACTTAATATTCTTTTTAACATATGTGAACCTCCCTTCTGATTTATTGAAGGAAAAAATTCCTTCAAATTTAATATGTCTGTTTGGTGTGCGAAAAAAATTCTCTATATAAGCAAAATTTTGGAATGCGAAATGGAGATAAGATGTAATGTGAAAAAAGAGGTAAAAGTAGAAATTTGAATCATGAATAAAGAAAGGAGATGAAATAGTGAAAGATAGATATTTATTCAAGGCAAAGAGGATTGACAATGGCGAATGGGTGCAAGGGTATTTATATGGTATTTGGGAGAAAAGATACATTCTATGGGGAATGACAAATGATGTTCCCAATATGATTGAAGTAGACCCATATACTATTTGCCAGTGCACCGGTTTAAAAGATGATAATGGGAATCTGATTTATGAAAATGACATTCTTTTCTTAAAAGATGAAATAAACGGATGTAAATGGAAAGCAGTTGTTGAATTTGGAAATCCAACTGGCGAATATAACTGGGGTTGGCAATTGGTTCAAGTTACAGAGTGTGAAGCAAATAAAGACATTCTTTTATGGGTTGAAACAGAAATGAGTTATATAGATGCTGAGGTAATTGGAAACACAATTGATAATTTGGAATTAGTAGAAAGCGAGGAATGATTATGAAGAACAATTTAGAATTAGAAGTGAGCATACTAACAGAAGGATGTCCTTATGTTACACCATGCGGATTTTGTTCCAAATTTGATAAAATATGTGAAAATAAGGATAAGAAACACAGCAAAAATAAAGTGCCTGAACATGATGGATGCGTTGGATGTCGTTATGAAAACAATACCTCTTTTTGCTATCCTTGCAACCAATGTAAACACTCTTATCTGGACAAATATATTAATAAAAAGAAAGTATGACTAACATGAAAAATTATTTGTAAGCGTGCCTATGAAAGGCAAAACAGTTGCAAGAAAATTAAAGAGTACATAGAAGTACATACTCGACTTATGTTATTATTATCATGCAAGGATTACAAACAAGGGCATTGATTATACGTCAGTGCCCTTTTCTCATGCCATGCAGGGTCCACTTTCTCCTACCTGCATGGCTATTTTGTTGGAAGGTGGTGATTGTGATGGCTAAGATGACAGCCAAACAGAAGCGATTCTGTGATGAATACCTGACTGACTTAAATGCCACGCAAGCAGCTATCAGAAGTGGCTATTCGGAAAAGACGGCGTATTCAATTGGAAATGAAAACTTGAAGAAACCTGAATTGAAGAAATACATAGAAGAACGGATGGCGGAGAAAGAAGCTGAACTGATTGCCAAACAAGATGAGGTTATGAAGTATCTTACATCGGTGATGCGAAGAGAAAAGACGGAATCCGTTGTTGTTACGTTGCAGGAAGAGAAGTCGTTATTTGCTCCCGATGCAAACGGAACAATGAGAAAGCAGACGGTGAAGCAGACAGTTCCGAAGGTTGTTGAAATCCCTGCCATGATAAAGGATTCAAACAAAGCCGCTGAACTTCTTGGAAAGGCATATGGAATATACACAGATAAGATTGAAGCAGATGTTGATACGGAACTGAACATTAGTATTGATTATGGAGATGAATAATGTTTACAGTGGTTGTGTACGAGAAAAAGACACGGAAAGTTATCCTTTGTCTTCCGTTAAAATTTCAAAATGATACGTTTGTGGAGCAACAATCAGCCATCCTTCATAACAACTACGAATATCAGGTTTTTGCTAATCGTGAGCCTGTTTTGTTCGAGGATACAGATGGAGATATCTGCTTAAAAGCAAATGCATGCTTTGTTAATGGCGGTGATTTAATTTGAACATAAATGTTAAGATGAATCCCTGCTTCAAGGAAGTTGACAGAAGCACGAAACGCTACATAGTCATGAAAGGCTCTGCCGGTTCGGGGAAATCCGTTGACACTGCGCAGAATTATATTATTCGTTTGATGAGGGATAAGGGGAGAAATCTTGTGTGTATCCGCAAATCGGATATAACAAACCGAGATTCCACATTTGCTGAATTGACGGGTGCTATATATAAAATGTTAGGTGATAAGGCTGAGCAGTACTGGCAGATAACGAAATCACCGTTGAAATTGACATGCAGGGCAAATGGAAATGAGATTATTTTCCGGGGAATGAATGATGATAAGCAGCGTGAAAAACTGAAATCTATCACATTCCAAAAGGGGAAACTGACAGATGTTTGGTGTGAAGAGGCGACGGAATTGACGCAAGCCGACTTTGAAATTATAGATGACCGATTACGTGGAGAACTTCCCGAAGGGCAGTTTTACCAGATTAGACTGACTTTCAATCCGGTGAATAAAAACCATTGGATAAAGAAAGTCTTTTTTGATATTCCGGATGAAAATGTAATGACGCATCATTCAACGTATCTTATGAATCGCTTTATTGATGAAGCGTATAGGGCACGAATGAAAAGACGAAAAGAAGTTGACCCGGATGGTTATCAGATTTACGGATTAGGAGAATGGGGCGAGATTGGCGGTCTTATTCTTCATAACTGGGTAGTAGAAGAACTATCGCAGACACTGGAGGATTATGATGATGTAGCAATTGGACAGGACTTTGGATTTAACCACGCAAATGCAATTCTTCTTCTTGGGATAAAGGATGATGATATTTATATCCTGAAAGAGGTTTATGTATTTGAAAAGGAAACAGCGGAGATTATACCGCTTGCGAAAGAGGCGCATATTCCGGAAGATAGGGAGATGTGGTGTGATTCGGCAGAGCCGGACAGAATCAAAACATGGAAGAATGCAGGGTACCGGGCAAAGGCAGTAGAAAAAGAAAAAACAAATGAGAAGAAGTATCAAGCGGCACAGATAGACTGGCTGAAGGGCATTGTTCGTAAGGATAAGGTGATAAAGAGAATGATTCACGTGGATCCTTCGTGTGTGAATACCATAAAAGAACTTCAACAGTGGAAATGGAAACGAGATGAGCGCACAGGAGAATATCTGGATGAGCCGGTTCCATACCAGGACGATGCAATGGCTGCATTGAGATACGGCGTGGAAAGATGGCGCAAGAAGAAAAGAACATTGTATTAAAGCAGGAGGTGAAAAGGATATGTTGACTATCGAAGAAATACAAAGATTTATTGACGAAGATAGAACGTCTGAAAAGAAGATGTTTGCAAGAAAAGGGCAGGCGTACTATGACGGAGACCATGATATAAAGCAGTACCGGCTGTTTTATTACAATGCAGATGGCGAATTGGTTGAGGATAAAACAAGAAGTAATGTGAAGATTCCGCATCCGTTCTTTACAGAGTTAGTTGACCAGGCAGTACAGTATGTGTTGTCCGGAAAGGATGGATTTGTTAAATCCAATAATGCCGAATTACAAGCTGAATTAGATTCTTATTTTAACCAGAATGAGGATTTTGTTGCGGAGTTGTCCGAGGTTTTGACCGGCTGTATGTCGAAAGGATTTGAATATATGTATGCGTATAAGAACGCAGAGAATAGAATTTCCTTTATGTGTGCGGATTCAATTGGCGTTATTGAGGTAAGGGCAAAGGATACGGATGATAATACAGAATATGTGATTTACTGGTATGTTGACAGGATAGAAAAGGGACATAAGAAAATCAAAAGGATTCAGGTTTGGGATAAGGACCAAACCTATTATTTTGTGCAGACAGATGAGGGGAAGATTGTGGAGGATGATTCCGAAAAGCTCAATCCAAAGCCTCATACGCTGTACAAAAAGATGAATGATAACAATACCTATTATGAGAACTTTGGTTTCATTCCGTTCTTTCGACTGGATAACAACAAGAAACAGTTTAGTTGTTTGAAAACCGTTAAGGAGTTGATAGACGATTATGATTTGATGGCATCCTCGCTGTCAAACAATTTAATTGATTTTGACACTCCCATTCATGTAGTAAAAGGGTTTGAAGGGGATTCATTGGATGAATTGCAGCAGAATTTGAAAACTAAGAAAATTATCGGCATGGAATCGACAGATACCGGTGCCGGTGTTGACATTAAAACCGTGGATGTACCGTTTCAGGCAAGACAAGTAAAACTTGAATTGGATGAAAAGAATATATACCGGTTTGGTATGGGATTGAATACGGCTGGGTTAAAAGATACAAATGCGACAACCAACATAGCAATCAAAGCGGCGTACTCTCTTCTTGATTTGAAGTGCAGCAAGTTAGAAATCAGGTTAAAACAGTTTTTGAAAAAGATTTTGAAAGTTGTTATTCAGGAAATCAATGACAATAACGGAACGGGTTATAAATTGAGTGACATATACTTTGAATTTGACCATGAGATTATGAGCAATGCACAGGAGAATGCTCAGATTGACCTTGTAAAGGCGCAGGAACAGCAGACAAGAATTAATACACTTCTGTCTATCGCTGCACAGCTTGACAATGAAACACTAGTGCAGAATATTTGTGATGTGCTTGATATTGACTATGAAGCCATCAAGGATAAGTTGCCAACAGAGGAAGATGATTTGATGGGTGCAGAACAGACATTGAACAGTGTAATACCGGAAGAAGGTGGTGCCGATGAATCAAAGACAGAAGGAAGTCCTGAAGTCACAACTGAGGGATGAAAAGAAAATCATCAATGACTTGAAAAAGATATATAAAGAAGCGCTTACGGACATCAATCAAAAGGTTGCCGTTTTGATGGTTGATGAATCAATGCAGTCAAAGATATACCAAGTAGGGTATCAGAATAGACTGAAGAAGCAAATTGAAGCATCCCTTGAGTTGTTAAATTCAGGGCAGTATGAAAAGATACATAACTATTTGCAGGACTGCTATTCATCCGGCTTTATTGGTGCAATGTATGATTTACACGGTCAGGGGATTCCGTTGATAATGCCAATTGACCAAAAGGCAATGGTGAAGGCTGTTCAAACGGATTCAAAGATTTCCAAAGGTCTATACACAAAGTTAGGCAAAGATGTTGGAGACCTGAAGAAAAGAATCACTAGTGAAGTGTCAAGAGGAGTTGCACAGGCACTTCCCTATAAGGATGTAACAAGAAACCTAAACAATGTTGCAAGGATTGGTTTTAATCGTTCCATGCGTATTGCAAGAACGGAAGGACACAGAATCACACAGGCTTCTGCACTGGATGGAATGAGGACGGCGAAGTCTGCTGGTGCTGACGTGCTGAAACAGTGGGATGCTACACTGGATGGACACACAAGAGATCATCACCGGCAACTTGATGGACAAATCAGAGACGTCGATGATGATTTTGAAGTCGGTGGAATGACTGTTGAAGCGCCGGGGATGTTTGGAGACCCAGCAGAGGATTGTAACTGCCGGTGCTGCCTATTGCAGAGGGCAAGATGGGAACTCGATGAATCCGAACTTGATACGTTGAGAGAGCGTGCTGACTATTTTGGATTGGACAAGGAGAAGGATTTTGATGATTTCAAGATTAAATACCTTAATTCGGTTGAAAAAATCGGTAAACGTGGTACAATATTACCAATGAATCTTCAGCTGTTTGCAGAAAAGACACAACACGCTTCTGAAAGAATGCAATTGAGAGATATAAAGGATGCAGAGATTGATGACGCATTAAAAAATCCATTATTCAAAGGGAATGTTGTTATAGATGCGAATGGAAGAAAAAGCATCAAATATATTGGTAAAGATGCAACGGTTGTTTTGAATCCGGAAACAAATAAGGTAATTACATCATGGAAAACAAGTTCAAGGCTAAAAAAGAAATATGAAAGGGATGATTGATATGAAATTTTCGGAAAAGCAAATCGAATTTATGAAAAATATTGGAGTATCAGTCAATTTTGACACAGATATTTCTGATGAAGAGTATGAAGTTATAGAAGACAAAGTGACGGAATACTTGCAAAAACAAGGTTTTAATACTGATTACTCCGTAACCGAACATGGTAAAATGTGTGAATCAATTCTTGATAGGATATAATGTGGGGAAAAGAGACTGACAAGTGTTTACATAACAAGAAAGAAGGCGACAAAATGAAAATTAAACAGTACGATAGAGTCTTGATGCAAGATGGAAGTAAGGCATCAATAGTTGAAATATTTGAAGATGAAAAATCATTTATTGCTGATATAGAGAGGAACGGTGATATTGACACGGAAGAAATCAGTATCGTTGATATAAAAAAAGTATTATAAAAGCACTTTGCGGTTAATTGCAAGGTGCTTTTTTTGAAAGGAGATTATATGGCACGAGATGATTATTTTTTGATGGTATACAGAATATTATCGTATTTGTATCGATGTATAAGGGATGGAAAACAACCGGATGAAGAATATCTGCGGCCACAAGCGAGATAAATAATAAAATTGATATCAAAGACAGTCAAAAAGGCTGTCTTTTTTATATGTATAAAGAAAGAAGGTGAAAATGGTGAACAAAGCATGGTTGAAAGCGGCAGGAATTCGAGCAATCAAGACTGCCGCACAAACTGCTGTGGCGACAATTGGAACAGCAGCAGTGATAAATCAGGTTAATTGGTTGATGGTAGTATCTGCATCGGCACTGGCAGGTGTTTTGTCAATATTGACATCGGTTGCAGGTATTCCAGAAGTTGAAACAAAGGAAGGAGAATAAGAAATGGCAAAATTTAATATTCATGCAGGACATTGTCCTGACGGAAAAGGTGCATCAGGTGCTGTTGGCATCCTGAAAGAATCTACAGAAGCACGCAAAGTAAAAAACAAAGTAATTGTATTACTGAAAAAGGAAGGTCATACAGCTTATGACTGCACATGCGATGAGAAAACAACACAGTCAGGATGCCTGACAAAGATTGTGAAAAAATGCAATGCACATACAGTGAAGCGTGATGTGTCCATCCATCTGAACTCAGGAAGAGATGATTTAAAAGGCGACGGAAAAACGGGCGGTGTTGAAGTATATATCTATTCAAATACTTCCAAAGCAAAGAAAGATGCCGAACAGGTTTGCAAAAACATTTCTAAAGCATTAGGCATCACAAACAGAGGTGTAAAGGTAAACACATCATTGTATGTGCTTAGAAAAACAAAATCCCCTGCAATGTTGATTGAATGCTGCTTTGTTGATGACAAAGATGATGCAAAGAAATGGGATGCGGCAAAATGTGCAGAAGCAATTGCGAAAGCACTGGTTTAACGAATAAGGACATCAGAAATGGTGTCCTTTTTATATGTCCAAAATAGGCTTATGACATGAAAACTATGCTGAATCTATCCCTGTGATAAGGATATAAAACTGTCACGCATGCTGCAAGTTTGTCGGCATGGGAAAGGAAATGATATGAAGTTAGAAGATTTGTTAGGTGAAGAGTTGTATGCACAAGTACAGGCTAAACTTGACGAGGTCAATGCAAAGGAACCCGACAAGTTAAAGCATGTTCGATATGCTGACTTGTCAGAAGGCGAGTATGTGGGAAAGGGCAAGTATGAATCCGAGGTTGAAAAACTGAACAATCTGATTACCGGAAAAGATGCAGAACTTGCAACTGCAAATGGATTGATTGCTGATTTGAAAAAAGCAACCAAAGGGGAAGAAGGATTGCAGCAGAAGATTAGCAGTTATGAAACAGAAGTTGCAAACTTGCAGAATCAGCTTGCGGAAACCAAATTGCAATCCGCAGTTAAGGTTGCCCTGCTTTCTGAGAATGCCGTTGATGTTGACTATTTGTCATTCAAATTAAAGGAGAAGATGAAGGAAAAGAATTCATCTTTGGAACTGGATGAAAATGATAACATCAAAGGCTGGGATGATATGCTTGCAGGTCTCAAGACGCAGTTCCCGGCAATGTTTGAAAGTGCTTCGGGTGGTGAAAGAATCATCACACCAAACACGCTTCCTAACAATAACAACGAGGACACATTAACAAAAAGTGAATTGCTGAAAAAACCGTATGCGGAACGTGCAAGGATTGCACAAGAAAATCCGGAGGCGTATGCGGCTGCAATGAATTCGTAAATAAGAAAGAAAAGAGGTAAAAATATGCCAGCGACAAAATTAAATGACGTTATTAACCCACAGGTTATGGGAGACATGATTGAAGCGAAAATCAATGCACAGGCAAAACTTATTCCTTATGCCAAAGTGGATACTACGCTTCAGGGAGTACCGGGAGATACCAAAACGGTTCCTTCGTGGAATTATATTGGAGATGCGCAGGATTTCGATCCTGAAAATGAAAATGGCGATGAGATTGAGCTGACCAATCTGACAGCGGGCAGCACAACTTTCACAATTAAATGTGCCGCTAAATCCATTGGCATTTTGCAGACGGCAATTAATTCAGGTCTTGGAAATCCAGTTGGACAGTCGGAAAAACAGCTTGCAGACTCCATCATTGGAAAAGTTGACAATGATTTGCTTGACGCAGCGTATACGGCGCCGATTACAGTAAATAAATCAGATAATCCGATTGGATATGATGCTGTGGTTGACTGTGTGACGAAGTTCGAGGATGAAGAGGATGGTATTGATAAAGTTATGTTCATTCATCCACGACAGGAAACAACACTTTTGAAAGACCCGGATTTCTTATCTGCTGATAAATTCCAGGCAGGTGTTGCGGTAAATGGTGCAATCGGTAAAATTGCAGGATGCTGGATTAAGAAATCTAAAAAGGTAAAAGTAGTTGACGCAGTAAATGCCGTTGCCGGTGTTTACACAATCAAAATCGATACAAAGGCATCGAATGGCGACAAAATTATTATTAATGGAGTACCATTTGTGGCCGGAACGGATTTCTTGTTATCAACGGATACTGCGACCGGTAATGCAACTGCTTTGGCTGCTAAACTGAATGATTCAGAAAATGAGGTGCTTTCCTGCTATACGTGGACATCCTCAGGAACTACGATTACAGCAACGGAAGACTCTGGAAGAGAAGGCTCCGGACTGCCGGCAGTTGTGACAGAAGGCTCTATGAAAGTAGTAACAGCAACTACTACAAAAGGGGTAGCCGCTGCATCTGCTGCTTATCTTTGCCCTGTTATTAAGATGGAGCCGGATTCTCCTGAGACTGAGTATACGGAAGATGAGCTTCCGGCTCTTACAATCTTTTTGAAGAAAGATACGCAGGTTGACCACGAGTGGCTGCCGAAGAAACAGCGCCATGATATTACGGCGGCTAAGTATTACGGTGTTGCACTTACAAACTCGGCAAAGGTTGTTCTTGGTAAGTTTGGTAAATAAGGAGGCTCCCTTATGATAATGTCAGTTGAAGAGTTTAAAACATTTGTGCAATCTGACTTGACAGACAATGTGCTTGAAGCGAAACTTCAGGCACTTGAACTGCTTATCAGGAGATACACGAATAACAATTTTCAGAAAAGAGCATATAGAAGAACCGCTGATATTGTTGGCGGTCTTTTCTTTGCCGATGACATAACGCCCTTCAGGATTGGTGATACGGTGCAAATTACGGAATCGCAGTTAAATGAGGGGCTGTATACGGTCAAAGAGGTGGAAAAGGATATCTTTACCGTGAATGAGACTGTATTGGATGAAGGACGTGTTCTTTGTACTAAAATTGAATATCCGAAGGACGTTCAGATGGGAGTTATTAACATGCTGAAATGGGATTTGGAAAACCGTGATAAAGTGGGAATCCAATCGGAGACACTCAGCAGACACTCAGTAACGTATTTCAATATGGATGGTGATAATTCTTCAATGGGCTATCCAAAGTCATTGCTTGGTTTTTTGAAGCCTTATATGAAAGCAAGGTTTTAGGAGGGGTTTGAATGATTGGTGGAAACATTACGGCAATCCTTCAAGTATCTGCCACCACAAAGAATGAAATCGGAGAATCCGTGAAATCATGGCACGATGTTATGGCGTTGCGTGGATGGCTTGACCTTTCTTCAGGAGATTCCAAGTATGCAACATTCAATGCAAAAATACAGGAATCTACGCATGTGTTCTTGATGGATTACATGCCGATTCCTGATGTTTTTGAAGTTGATGAAAAAGTTGTCAAGGTATCGGCTGAAAGTACAAGAATGATGGTAAATTCAAAGCCATATGATGTGATGCTGATAGATGATCCGATGGAAATGCATAAACAGATGGAAATCTATTTGAAATATACAGGTGGTGATTAGGATGTCCGTAAAATTTGAAGATAATCATATACGCATTAAAGCAGATATGAAAAGTGAAGCAGTAGCGTTTCTTCATGAGGCAGCAGGTGCTTTGGTTTCGCAGACGCAAAGGAATACCGCCGTAGGAAAGGTTAGCGGTGGTAAAACCAAAAGCGAATGGACTTACCAGGTAGATGAATCAAAACTGGAGGCTACTATTGGAAATCCAATGGAAAATGCAATTTGGGAAGAGTTTGGAACCGGTGAATACGCATTGAATGGTGATGGCCGTAAAGGGAAATGGTATATACCTATTGGTAATGCAGAGGGTCAGATTTCCCAAAATGTAGTTGATGCTTACGGGATGAAAGTTGTGCACGGAAAAGGCGGTATGGATTATGTTGAGACTTCCGGCAAAAGGGCAAAAAGACCGTTTTACACCGCATATTTAGCAAAAAAGAATGCCATCCAGAAAAGACTTGAAAGTATATTGAAAGGACTGGGGAAATGACAAAAGAAATCCTAAAAATCATATCGGATTCGATGGAAAGCCTTGGTTTGAATTATGAGTTTATGGAATGGACATCAGAAATAAGGTATCCATATTTTGTTGGTGAGTATGGTGAAACACAACAATCTACGGAAGATGGTTTGCAGGAGTCATCCTTTATTCTGACTGGATATACAAGGGGGACATGGCTTTCTTTAGAAGAAATAAAAGAATTGATACAAGCATATTTTGATGCGGTCAATGGTCACACGGAAATTACGGCGAGTGGTTCCGGTGTGGCTATTTTTTATTCAAACAGTTTCGCTGTTCCGACAGGTGATGCTGCGTTGAAGAAGATACAAATTAATTTAACAATCAAAGAATGGAAGGTGAAGTAATTATGTCAAAAGCAGGAAAAACAGGTGTAACAACCGGAACTCCGAAAAACATTCTTTTTGGTGCCGGTACGATTCACAAAAATTTAGAGTATAGAGCGGAAAGCGGATGGAACTTTGAAGAGTCAATCATCGGAGCAACGAGCGGTGGCTCTAAAGTGTCCATTATACCGGAGTTTTATGATGTTGAAGTGGATGGTGTGCTTGTACCAACGAAAGGATTGAAACAGAAAATTGGTGAAACAGCAGAAATGGAAATTAACTTTGTTGAGTTGACAGAGGAAATTATTAAATCCTCCACTATCGGCAAGAATGGAAGTTCAGAAGACAGTTCGTATACACTCATTGAATCTAAAAGTTCGCTTTCAGATGGTGATTATTACGATAATATTGCATTTGTTGGTCAGATGCTGGATGGCAGAAACATTATTGTGATTTTTGAGAACACATTGTGTACCTCCGGAATGGAGCAGGAAGGAAAATCAAAAGAGGGCGCTGTTGGAGCTTATACGTTTGCTTGTCACGCAGATATTGAAGATGATACAGACCTCGATACGCTGCCTTGGAAGATTTACTATCCAAAAGTGGTATAGTTGATAACTGAAAAAGATAATTAGCAGAAAGGATGTTTGAAAAATGGCAGAAACAACTTATGAATTAAGGAAATTATGCAGCAAAGATATGTTCCCTATGTTTAACATTATCCGTAAAATTGGTGTTAAGGAATTTAAAGCCTGCTTTGAATCAGAAGAAGTAAAAAAGATGATTCAGAGTGATGGTAAAAAGAATTTGAATTCCATTGGTATAGCAATTATTACGGATGTCGTTGGAATTATATTAGATCACGTATCGGATTGTGAAAAAGATATTTACAAATTTTTGTCTGGTATATCTGGATTAAAAGAGACGGATGTTGCAGAACTTCCGTTAGATGAATTTGCAAGAATGGTTGTGGCTGTAGTAAAAAAGGATGAATTCAAGGATTTTATTCAGGTTGTTTCAGAATTGTTCAAATAGGTGACATAAAGTTTATGGACTTGCTATTTAACCGATATGCAAGTCCATTTTTGTTACTTGATTCTATGCTTGAATGCGGAAGGTTTTTAGAGGTTGTTAGTGAAATCTATGATATGAATAACGAACGGGTGATAAATGATACCCTGTTTGATACATGGCTTCATAAAGATTTCGAAAACGACTATTCTGAGTTTAGAAGATTGGTGAAGCAGCCGATTGAAGTAGAATCGCAAGACATTGATTTTGAAACAACTATTAATTGTTCGAGAGATATTTTGAAGAATTTCAATCCAAATGACAGATAGAGAAATACAGAGGAAAGGAGGAGATGTGAAATGGAACTTTTTAAGCTTGTAGGCTCAATTGCTGTTGATACGGCAAATGCGAACAAAGCTATTGATGAAACCACAAAGAAAGCGGATGATTCCGGCGGAAAGATGTCAAAAGTATTGAAAGGAATTGGAAATGCAGGGAAAAAAGTTGGAAGTATGGTTGCTGGTACTGTTAAGGTTGCAGGCGGTGCTGCGATTGCTGTAGGTGGTGCGGCGGTGGCAGCAGCCAACAGTACACGAGAGTACAGAGTTGAAATGGGTAAATTAACAACAGCGTTTCAAACGTCTGGACACTCAGCAGATTCTGCAAAGAAAACATATTCTGACCTTGAATCGATTCTTGGAGATTCCGGACAGGCAGTTGAAGCGGCAAATCATCTTGCGGTACTCACAAATAATCAAAAAGATTTAGATACATGGACGAATATTTGCACAGGTGTATTTGCAACATTTGGAGATTCGTTACCAATTGAGGGGCTTACAGAAGCGGCGAATGAGACGGCAAAAGTTGGTCAGGTTACAGGACCTCTTGCAGATGCGCTGAATTGGGCAGGTGTTTCTGAAGATGAATTTAATAAGAAACTTGCGACGTGTTCAACGGAGCAGGAAAGACAAAAACTTATTATGGATACTTTGAACAAGACATATAAGGATGCTTCCAACACCTACAAGGAAACAAATAAAGATGTTATTGAATCGGAAAAAGCAAACCAACGATTTACAAATGTAATGGCAAATGTAGGGGCAATAGTAGAACCTGTTTTGAATAAATTAAAGAATTCATTTGCGAATGTAGTGGAAGGAATAATGCCTATGGTTGAACAGGCAATACCAATGATTGTGGCAGGGCTGGAACAGTTGATACCCTTTGTGTCTCAATTTGCAGAAACGATAATACCGGTCGTGATGAACACGGTAAGTCAGCTTCTGCCCGTATTTATAAATTTAGCAACTTCTGTTCTTCCGCTGATTGCGCAGGCAATCATGGCCATAATGCCAACAATTCAACAGTTAATTCCGGTAATTACACAACTGCTGACATCCATACTGCCGGTTGTAACTCAGATACTGCAGCAGTTATTGCCACCACTTATGCAGATTGTACAGATGGTGTTGCCGGTTATTGTTCAGTTAATTCAGGCGTTACTTCCGGTACTGACACCATTGTTTGACGTGTTGCAACCTGTTATGACCTGCATAATGACAATACTTCAGCCGCTAATTCAGTTGGTTACGGCAATATTGCCACCAATTATTACATTTATACAAACGGTTGCTACGGTTTTATCTACTGTTTTAGTACCGGTGATAAACGTAATTTCCAATATTCTTGGTGTAATATTACCGCCAATTATATCGGCGCTTGGTACGGTTATCAACGCAGTTGTAACGGTATTTACGGCTGCATTTAATGCGATTAAGACGGTATGGGAAGCGTTAGCACCTGTGTTTAGTGCAATATGGAACAAAATTAAGGTTGTGTTTGGACCGGTGGCTGCCTTTTTCAAAAAATGTTTTGGTGCCGCATTTACTGCTATCAAAACAGTGTTTGGTGTGCTGGTTTCCGTGTTTCGTGGAATATGGAATGGAATCAAAGCGGTCTTTAGTCCGGTTATATCGTTCTTTGGAAAGATATTTAAAGGTGCGTGGAATGGAATTAAGTCTGCATTTAGTGCGACTGTAGGATTCTTCAAAACCTTGTGGAGTTCAATTAAATCGGTATTCAGTGGCGTAGGCAGTTTCTTTACCAGCGTGTTTGGAGTGATTGGTGATATTTTGAAGGCTCCGATTAACCTGATTATCAAAGGTTTGAACTTTTTAATTAATGGTATTAACAAAATTTCATTTGATGTTCCGGATTGGGTGCCGGTTATCGGAGGTGGAAAGTTTGGCTTTGACATTCCAACGATACCAGAGTTAGAGGAAGGCGGCGTCCTGGAAAGAGGTCAGGTTGGATTACTGGAAGGTAATGGATCTGAAGCGGTTGTCCCACTTGAAAAAAATACCGGGTGGTTGGACCAGATTGCGTTAAGATTGGCAAAACTGAATCCGAGCAGTTCGGATGGGGAGTCTGTCCAGAAGTTGGATGCTATTATTACTCTGCTTCAAGAAATGGCAGGAACGAATCGAATTGAAGAGATTCAGAAAGCACTTGCCGGGACTGATATTTCGTGGAATAAAAGAGAGATTGGAAGGCTGGTGAAATCATTTGCTTGATTGTATTAAATATGTCAACTCATTTGGCGACACAATTGAATTTAACAAACTGCCATATATGCTCCAATCATCTGATTTGAAGGACTACAAATGGTCGTATAGTACAAAGAACGAATACAATCCAAAGATATATTCGTTCAGTCGAAATATGGTTGAAAAGAAAGTGCAGATTGCGGTGATTGCTTCTACGAAGAAAAAGTATGATGAATACTGCAATAGACTTTTGGAAGTCTTTGAAAAAGATATTTATGCTGTAAAGAAGGGCAAGTTGATAATCAATGATGATTACTACATGGAAGGTTATTTTGTCCAGAAGCAAATTAAAGATTGGTATGCATCCAAAGTGATAATGAACGAATTCGTATTTGTCAGTGAGACCGGGAAATGGATGAAAGATGTGTATAAGGTGTTTGGTTCATCATATACGCCAATACTTTCAGAAGATAATCCGGATGCCGATTTTTGCCCGAATGATTTTCCTTTTGATTTTGCACCGGCATCCGATGCAAACAAACTGGTGAGTGACAGTTTCGTTCCATTTGATTTTGAAATCGTATTTCATGGAGCATGCGAGGACCCTACGTTGATTGCAGGCGGCAAGGTTTATCGTGTATATACTGCTTTGGAAGAAGGCGAATATTTGACCATTAACAGCCTGGAAAAAACGATTGTAAAAACAAAGGCAAATGGTGAACAGGTAAACGAATTTTCAAAACGTGACAGAGAAAATTACATCTTTGAAAAAATGCCGGCGACAGATGGAAGAACATTGATGCAGTGGCAGGAAGGTTGTATTGTTTCTGTTCGTTCTTTCACGGAAAGGAGTGAGCCAAAATGGATTTGATATATGCGGACGAGAATAGGATTGACCTTGGAGTGCTGCAGGATTATAAGTTTGACCTTGCGTATGGTGAAAGTGAAAATGACTTTGAGTGCATGGTTTTGCTTGATAACAACCCATGTCAGCAGGATTATATTCTCTATATTGAAGGTACGGAATACGGAGGGATTATTGATAGTATAGCGCCGGACCCGGATAATAATAAGCTGGCTTATAAGGGAAGAACATGGCACGGAGTGCTAAACAGTAAAGTATTAGAGCCGGATGCCGGGTATGATTATCTGACGGTATATGGCGATGCAAATGAGGTTGTTCTGGAACTTATCGAGAGAATGAATCTTACAGATACATTTTTCGTTAGTGGTGATTTGTCTGGCATTGAAGTTAGAAATTATCAATTTCGCTATGAAAATGGATATGATGGAATACGGAAAATGCTTCAATCGTATCATGCAAAACTGTGTATGAAATGGCAGGGTAATAAAGTATTGCTTTGGTGTGAATTGCTTTGCGATTATTCGATTGATGAAGAATTTGATACATCGCAGGTTTCTTTTTCGATGCAGAAAAACTTTAATTTATGCAATCATATAATCTGTCTTGGGCAGGGTGATTTGAAAGATAGGCATGTGATACATATTTTTTCGAATGAAAACGGTGGTATTTTACCATATGCTTTGACGGATAATCCAATGCAAGATAGTGATTACATCCTTGATAAGAGAAATCAATCGTTGTTTGGCAGTGCAGAGATTGCGGAAACGTATGACTTTAGTTCAGCGGAAACGATTGAAAATTACCTGCCACTGCCAAATAAGCCTCCGGACTGGAAACAAGATTATACGAAGTATTTTCAAATTTCAGATGGAAGTTATAAGGAGATTGAGAGGAATCTTCAGGATGTGTATGTGTTGCAGACGGTGCAGCCGTGGAACTGGAACTCAAATTACAAAGACTACTTTTATTTATCAAATGGTGAATACAATAACGTGGAAAGTGAGTCAAAAACGACTTATGTACTGTTGACAAAACAACCATCTGACTGGGCGGCTAATTACAAGGACTATTTTGAAGTCAAGGAAAATGAGTATGCTGCCGTTGACAGTGTGACTGTTGAAACATATAAGAAACAGACAAAACAGCCAAACGACTGGAATAAAAATTATGGTAATTATTATGTTACAGATGGTATTGATTACAGTCAATGTTCTGCAGACTCAAAGGAAGTTTATAATTTGCAGGTGCGTCAGCCATCCGATTGGAAACATACATACAAAGACACTTATTGTATTTATTTTAATGGTAAATATGTAAAATGTGGAGATTTAGCCATTTATAAAAAGAAAGCACCTAAGTGGCGGAAAAATACGTTTTATAACAAAGGAAGCAAGGAAGTACCACCCAAATGGAACGCTCAGGACAGATATACCAAAGAAACCAAGGTTGTGGCACCGAACTGGAAAGCAAATAAATATTATATGAAGGTAGTTACCGATTTTCCAACGTGGACGCAAAACAAATATTATACGTGCCAAAAGGATGTTGATGTTGGTGTTGAATTTGCACCGAATGCTTATTATGAAAAGGTACTGGACCATTATAAAACAATGGTTGACGGTGCGATTGAACGGTTTGCAGAGTATTACGCTTCGGACGAATTGGAAATCTCACTGGATACGGAAAAAATGTATGATATAGGTGATATTGTCGGAGCGTTTGAAAACAACACGGGAATATTTGTTGCGCAGCCAATCACGAAAAAGATTGTAACCATTGAAAGAGATAAAGAATCAATAAGATATGAGGTGAAGAAAAATGGCAGTTAATATTGTAACAGGGCGGACCGGTACAGAACATATCACGTCAGATGATTTCCGGGCAATGAATGCTTCTGTTTTTGGAACGGGGAAATATGTTTTTGATTATGGTCAAAAATTTGCTGCAACGATTGTTACAAATAATCAAATTAGAATCCGGGACGGAATGTGCATGAACCAGGGAACGCAGATGGGAGTCGAGCTAACGGATTATGTGGATGTAGCAATTGAAAATGGCATTAGTGGTTTAAATAGGAATGACCTGATTGTTATGCGATATGAAAGAAATGCAGACACATCGATTGAAAAGGCATCCTTAGTAGCTATCAAAGGTACATCCGGAAGCGTTGGGGAAGACCCAGAATATAACACCGGCAATATTTTAGATGGTGGCGATTTGATAGATGATATGCCGCTGTTCAGGGTGAAAATTGAATCATTAACTATTACGGCAGTAGAACCGATGTTTACTGTTTTTGATTCTGACATTAGAAAAAAATTAGCAGAATTATCAAATGTTGACAATACAGCTGACGCAGATAAAACAGTAAATATTGCAAAGAAACTTTCTAATGAAAAAGCAATTGGAGGTGCCAAAAGACCGGTATATTTCAATGAAGATGGTGTTCCGGTGGCGGGAACTTATACATTGGGGGATGCATGTCAGAAGTCATTGGGAGTAGTTAATACCGGAGATACCGGCTTAGTAACTGGTGGTCAGGTAGCGGCGTCAATTGGTGTTAAGGGAAACTATGAAGAAAAAACATGGACACCCTCAATTTCTCATTATTATGGTGATAAGAAATACGCAAATATTTTCAGCTATGGTGAATATAAAAAGGTTGGCAATATAGTTCATATTAAAGGCATGCTTGAATTGCAGAGTGAAACACCTAGTATTAGTGAGTTTTGCCTGAAAGATTTGCCATACAACCCAATAGGATATATCAGCAAGGAAATACGTGAAATATATGCCGGTCATGTCATGATAGGCGGTACTTCGGCAACGAAGGTTACAAGTGGCACAGGCTATCTTAATGTGATATTACCGAAAGCCAAGCAGATTTCGATGGTTTACATAGATTTGATTTATTGGATTTGATTAATGGAAAGGAATGGTGAGATGATGGAAATTAAGGAAGAAAAGACGGTTGATATGCTTACGAACCAATCAGTTAGCATTTTAACTCAAAAGTTTATTGAAATTAATGGAGTGAGATCACAGATTGGCGATGGACATAGATGTGCCTATGTTAATTCTGAAACTGGAAGAAGTGATTTGCAGGGGACGGAACCGGAAGAAATTGTTAATGCGGTGTTTGCAATCTGGGGAGAATCTCCAACGGTTGTGGATGAATTGGAAGAATAAGAAAGGGGGGGACTGAAGAATGAAACAGATGATTTGTACGATTTTTGGTTTTGTTGGAAGTGCAATAGCGTCAGTATATGGCGGATGGACGTCAGGAATGACAACATTGTTTATTTGCATGGCAGTAGATTATGTAGCGGGATTAATTCTTGCAGTGGTGTTTAAGAAGAGTCCGAAATCAGAAACGGGTAGAGCAACATCGCATGCATGCTTTATGGGCTTGTTAAAAAAGGGTATGATATTTGTGATTGTCCTTTTGATGCACCGAATAGATTTAGTTATTGGTACCGATTATATCCGAGATGCTACGGTTATAGCATTTATAACAAATGAATTGATTTCCATTGCAGAGAATGCAGGTTTGATGGGAATCAAACTTCCGTCGGTGATTACAAAGTCTATTGATGTACTGCAACAGAAAGCAGATAAGGAAGGTGAAACTTGAAAAGGTTAAAGAAATTTGATTTATATTGTAGAAAAGAGGGGAAGTGTAATAATTCCCCTCTTCAGACTGTAGACAAAGTCCACGACAAATGTCGTGGATTTTTCTCGTATTAAAGC